ACATCCTGTACTACAACCCATCATTCCCTGGTGGCCTGACAAAGAACCTGCCTGCAGCTCCAACCCCTCATGTGGTTGTGGCGGCGGTGGTCAATGCGGCCACTGCAGGCTCTGGCTCTGTTTTTGTCAGAGTACAGGCCGAACCTTTGATCGGGCAACTTTCCGATGTGTACGCTCCAGCGCCTGCCACTGGCGACGTGCTGGTTTACGATGGCGTCCAACAACGATGGGAAAGTGGCCCCGTCACTCCAGACGTCTTGCCTGCCTTCGTCAAATCTAACTTGGTGCTCACATGGCTTTCGATGTAATCACACCCACCAAACTTGGCCAGGCCGCCATCACCACTGGCGTGACCACTCTCTACACCGTCCCGGCAAGCACGCGCACGCTGCTCAAGGAGTTCAGCATCGCCAACACCACAGGCGCGGCCATCAACGTGCGAGTGTTCCTGGTGCCTTCGGCTGGCGCTGCTGGCACTGGTAACGCTTTCCTGTATGACGTCCCAGTCCCTGCAAACAACACCCTGCAGTACAACGGCTTGCAGGTCATGAACGCAGGCGAAACCATCCAGGTGCAGGCTGCGTCCGCAGGCCTGACAATCACAGCAAGCGGCGCACAGGCCGTCTAAGGAGAAACCATGTCAGTCATCGCAAAACCCCTTATTGGCTCCAAGCAGATGGAGGCGGCGCAGACCACGCAATACACCGCCACCAACTGCACGGCCATCATCGACAAATTCACCGCAACCAACACCAGTGCTGCCAATGCCTTGATCAGCGTGCACCTGGTGAGCAGCGGAGGCGCAGCAGGCCCGACCAATCTGATCGTGGACAGCCGCGCCATTGCCCCGGACGAGACCTACACCTTCCCAGAACTGGTTGGCCAAGTACTGGCCGCTGGCGGATTCATCTCGACCACTGGCACAGCCACTGCACTGACCATCCGAGCCTCTGGCCGCGAAATCACTTAAGGAGAACACCATGGAAATGCCAAAAATCATGATGGCTGGATTCACTGGTCTGCCAGAGTCCGAGCCGTTCATCACGGCTGCCGAGAACAAAAAGAACACCCAGGTGGTAATCGATGACTGGATGCTCGGCCCAGAAAACCCGTCCAACGAGCCTGGTGCCAACAAACCCTACTGGATGAAGCTGGCCAAGGCCATGCAGACGGACGAGAAAGAGGCCCGTCGTCGTCGCTGCTCAAACTGTGAGTATTACGACAACAGCACCATGATGCAGGCCAATATGGAGCGCATCCCACAAAACGAGTGGGATACCGACGCTGGCTATCGTGGCTACTGCCACAAATTCGAGTTCATCTGCCACGACATGCGTTCCTGCCAGGCTTGGGAAGAGCGCGAGTTCGAGTTCGATTGACAGGCGATGCAAATGTGGGAAAATACAGGTGCTGAGCCTATCGAGCCGCCAGCAGCTCATCGCCACTTGGAGGGTAGAGCATGACTGGTACAGATAGCCTCAGACAGAACCTGCAACAGGTTCTGATGCTGCCTGCACCGGCCATTGAGTGGCTGATGATGCTTTGGAACGCGATCCAGGTCTTTGACGACGTGGCAGACGGCGATCCAATCGAGCGCAGCGATCTGAATGCCGCCATCTGGAATACCCTGGTGGCGATGAATCAAAACACCTTCTTCCTGCAGAATTCCCCTGTCCTGGTGCCATGCGTGGCATCCATGATCTTGAAGTGGCAAGCATCCGACCGCGTCGAGCGTGCCGGGCTTGCCGATGCACGCTCCTATATGTGGCGTGCTGGGTACTATGACGTGGTCTTGATGGCCATGCAGCTTTGCCATGGCGCGAAGTTTGCCAATGAAAACGCCCACTTGGTCATGGAGCTGTATGGCGAGACATTTGAAGAATACATGAAGGAGTTTGGCCATGCCTGATCCAATTACCGGCTTAATCGTCGGCGGCACACAGCTCGTCGGCGGCCTGATGCAAGCCGATGCAGCAGGTGAAGCTGCTGGCGTCCAAGCAGCAGCCAGCGAGGCTGGCATCGCAGAACAACGTCGCCAATTCGACATGGTGCGTGAGCTGCTGAAACCCTACGTCGAGGCCGGTGCTCCGGCGCTTGCAGCGCAACAGGCCATGCTTGGCCTGTCCACACCAGAAGCCGAGGCTGCCCAGATTGCAGCCGCTGAACGCTCCCCGACATTTCAGGCCATGCTTCGCACTGGCGAGGAAGCCTTGCTGCAGCGTGCATCGGCCACTGGTGGCCTGCGTGGCGGAAACGTCCAGGCTGCCCTGGCTCAATTCCGGCCGCAACTGCTGGCGCAGGAGCTCGAGCAGCGATACAGCCGCCTTGGTGGCCTGACTTCACTTGGCCAGCAATCCGCTGCCGGTGTCGGCACGGCTGGCATGGAAACCGGATCTGCCATTGCACGACTGCAGGCCGAACGTGGCGCGGCTTTGGCTGGTGGTGAACTTGGAGAGGCCAAGGCTTTCAGCGGAATTTTGAATCTGCCAGCTCAAGTCCTTGGCATGCAATATGGCGCTGGTGGAAAAATGGGCCAGCCAGGATTGAGCAACATATTCAGTGACCGCAGGCTCAAGAAAAACATTAAGCAAATCGGCACAAGACCCGACGGATTGAACGTTTACGAGTTTGATTACATTTGGGGAGGTGACCGTCAAGTCGGTTTGATGGCCCAAGAAGTGCAGGGTGTTTACCCTGGTGCTGTTTCCGAGTCCGGTGGCTACCTGATGGTCGACTACAGCAAAGTCTGAGGACAAAAACATGCCAGCACCATACGACTATTCGATCAATGTCCAAAGCCCATTTGAAGCTGCCCTTGGTGGCCTCAAGTTAGGCGCGACCATCGCAGACATTCGCACGCAGCAGGAAGCTGCCGCGAAGGCTGCCGAACGCCAGAACATGCTCACTCAGGGCATGCAGGCGCTGATCAACAACCCGAACCCGACCGCACGCGACTTCACCAATATCGCCATGCTGCTGCCTGAAAAAGAGGCAGCCAGCATGCGTGCCAACTGGGACACGCTGAACAAAGACCAGCAGGACAACGAGCTGCGCTTCAGCGGCCAGGTCATGTCGGCATTCAGCTCCGGCGCACCGCAGATCGGCGTGAGCCTGCTCCGCCAGAAGGCCGATGCAGAGCGCAACTCTGGCCGCGAAGATCGCGCCAAGGCCTACGAGACTTATGCACAGCTGGCCGAGACCAACCCCGGCGCTGCACAGAAGACCATCGGCATCATGCTGGCTGGTGTTCCTGGTGGCGACAAGGTGCTGGAATCCTCGATCAAGGCACTCAAGGCCCCGGCCGAGATTCGCACTGGCGAGGCTGGCGCGACCGAGAAAGAGCTGATCACGGCCAACACGCCGACCCGCCTGGCATTGGAAAACGCCAACACAGGCGCACAGATTCGCAACATCGACAGTCAGATCGCAGACCGTTCTGGCCGCTTGGCGCTCGACCGCGACAAGCTGCAGACCGACGTCGAGATGAAGCTGTTTGAACTTGGCCAAGCTGGCACCAAGCTGGACAACGACGCACGCAAGATCGTTAACGACGCCACCATCGCAGCCGTCGGCAGCGAACAGGCTGCAGGCCGAATGCTTGACCTGGCTGGCCGAGTCGAATCCGCGCAAGGCGGCAAGGGCGCATTTACCAGGGCCAACGAGTGGTTTGCAAGTGCAACCGGCCGCCAGGACGAGTGGACGCAGATGCGCCAGGAATACACCCGCCTGCGCAACACCCAGGCGATCAAGATGCTGCCGCCTGGCCCAGCCACCGACAAGGACATCCAGCTGGCGCTTAAGGGTTTTCCCGAAGAGACTGCCAACGCGCAGACCATCGGCTCATTCTTGCGTGGCATGGCCAAACTGCAGCAGTTTGAGGCGGCTGCAAAATCTGCCGAGGCTGAGTGGGTCAATTCGACCGGCTCCCTTGGCCGCGCCAAGACCGACATCAACATCGGCGGCATCCAGGTGCCTGCTGGCACGACCTTCGTGGACTTCATGCGCCAGTACGGCGAGCAACGCGCACAGGGATTGGCTGCACAGCAGGCCAACGTGGTCACCGGCCAGCGTGGCTACATGCGCTGGGCCAACCCGCAAACTGGCCAAGTTCCTGCACCCGGCACCATGGGCAGCGGCACTTTCCAAGTCCCTGGCCAATAAGGACAACAGATGGCGACACAAGCCCCAAACAGCTACAAAGACCCGTTCTGGTCTGACTTGGCGTCCAGCACCGAACAGAAGCTCGGCCTGCCGTCTGGTTTGCTCAAGTCGGTGCTGCTTTATGGCGAGCGCAGCAATGCCGACCAGGTGTCCGATGCCAATGCCAAGACGCCATTCCAGATCATCCCGGCCACTCGCAAGGCTGTGCTGGACAAGTACGGCGTGGACGCCTACCTGAGCCCACAGAACGCGGCCGAGGCTGCTGGCCTGCTGCTCAAGGAATCCCTGCAGCGCAACAAGGGCGACATTAAGCTGGCCGCTGCCGAGTATCACGGCGGCACAGACCCGAAAAACTGGGGGCCTCGCACGAAGTCCTACATCGAGCGCGTGACCGCCGGTGTCGGTCAAGAGCAAAAAGCCACACTCCCCGGAGGTGGTGAAAGCACGTTTCAGCGCGTCATGTCTGCCAGAGGTGGCGCTGATGCTGCTATGGCCCCTGGCTCGATCCAAAACATCTTCAACGCCTACAGCTCCGGTCAGATGACGCCTGAAGAGGCGGCAGAGTTCGAGGCCGACGTCCAGTCCGGCGCGATCATGCTGCCCCGTGGCGCTGCCCTGCGTGGCCAACAGCCTGCGCCAGCCCAAGGCACAAAGCCAAGCACACAAGTCGCTGAGCTGCCGCCTGCTGTGGTCGAGGCCTACAACACCGGCCGCATGACCCGTCAGGAAATGATGGACTTGGAGGCCGACGTTAAGAACGGCATGGTGCGTGCACCGGCTGGCATGCAGCTCAAAGGCACCGAGGCCTTGGGCGTGCTCGGCGGCATCCGTGAGGCCATCACTGGTACTGAGCGTGAAACGCCCACAACTCAGGCGCTGCCCGATTGGGCATCGATGCCTGAGCTCAACACATTCAGCATGGCCAGCTTCAAATCGGCCCTGGGCACGATGATGACCAACCCGCAGGAAACTGTGCAGGTCATCCAGTCAAACTTCCCCGGCGTGCAAGTCAGCCAGGACGAGAAGGGCAACTTCGTGCTGCAGTCGTCGATCAACGGCCAGCTGTACGCCATCAAGCCAGGCTTCCAGGTGAGCGACATTCCACGTGCTGCTGGTGCTTTGGCCGCATTCACCCCGGCTGGCCGCGCCACCACGCTTCCCGGCATGGCCGCTGCTGCTGGTGGAACCCAGGCCGCCATCGAGGCCACACAGGCTGCCACTGGCGGCCGATTCGACGCTGGAGAGGTAGCCACGACTGCTGTGCTGGCTCCCGTCCTTCCTGCCGCTGTGCGCGGCGTGCAGGCCGTCCGTGCTGCCCGTGCGCCTGTTGCTCCTGCTGCTGGCCCTGCGGCCCCTGCTGGCGCTCCTATGGGCACCGCAATGGCTCCTGCCGCACCTGTTCGTGCTGCAGCTGCCGCGCCTGAAGTCCAGCCTTCTGCCATGCAAGTCACACCACCGGCTGCTCCAGCTGCAGCCATGACCCCGCAGGAGCTGGCCACGACCGCACGCACAGCAGCCGAGGGTGGCATGGGCGCAACCCGCGCCACATCCGTGCTGGCTGGCCAAGCCGCACCCGATCCGAAAGTACTGGAGGCTGCCCGACGCCTTGGCATCGATGAATACCTGCAGCCAGATCACCTGACCTCAAACCAGGCCTACCGCGAGCTGGCCCAGGCCGTGAAGTCCATCCCTGGCAGCCAGACCCGCGCCGCCGAGATTCAGGGCCTTGAGCAGGTTGGCCTGCGTGCCGACCGCCTGATCAACGAGATTGGCGGCACGACCGACCTGAGCAAGCTCAACCAGGCCGTGCGCACGCAGCTCGACCAGACCGTGACCAACCTGGCCAACCAGGCCGACGATGCCTACAAGGCATTGCGCACGCAGATTCCGTCGCAGACCCGAGGCGAGGCCACCAACGTGCTGGAATTTGTGCAACGTCGTGCTGATGATCTGGACGGCGCTGAAAACCTGTCTGCCTTGGAAAAGATGGTGCGCAGCAAGCTGACGCCCAAGCCCATCAAGGACGAGGCTGGCAACGTGATCGGAACTCGTGCCCCGACCTACGCTCTGATCGATGACGTCCGGCGCGACGTTGGCGCTGCCGCACGCCAGGCTGGCCCGTTTGCTGATGCTGACACCGGCCTTGCAAAGCAGCTCTATCGCCTGATCGACGATGACCAGTTCGCGCTGGCCCAAGGCGCTGGCCAAGGTGAAAGCTACCGCCTGGCCAAGAGCCTGGTGCAGATGCGCAAGGGCTTTGAGGATGACATGGTGTCCCTGTTTGGCCGCCAGCTCGACCAGAGCCTGGTTGGCAAGCTGGAATCGGCCACCATGTCCCTGACCAAGGGCGATGCCGACAAGCTGGCCAAGATTCTGACCGCCATCCCAAAGGACATGCGTCAGATGGTCACGGCTTCGGCTCTGAACACCGCCTTCGGCAAAGCCACCCAGAATGGCGCTCTGAACTTCAACACTTATGCCAAGTGGTACGAAGGTCTGCTGGCCAACAAGCAGGCCTATGCCGCGCTGATGGCCAACCTGCCGCAGCCTGCACGTAAGCAGCTGTCCGACCTGTACCGTGTGGCCAGCAACGTCAGCAAGGCCACCCGTGAGCGCATCACCACCGGCCGCATCCAGGCCGTCCAGCAGGAGCTGCAGGGCGCTGACAACCTGCTGACCAACATCTACGGCGTGGCCAAGCGTGCTGCAGTCGGCCTGCCCATTGAGGCAGCCACCACTGCCGTCGGCCTGCCTGGTGCTGGCATTGCATCTGGCTTGGCCGCTGCGCTGACAAAAACAAAGCCTGGCGCACTGAAAGCAGCCGATGAGCTGATCTCGTCGCCTGAGTTCCAGCGCTTGGCTGTCGAGACAGTTTCCACAGGAAACCAACCGTCCAAGGCTACCGTAAAGGCTGTCTTGATGTCACAATCTTTCCAGAAGTTTGCCGACGCGGTGAAGCTCCCACGCGAAATGAGTGCGCGTGAGAAGTTCATCGTTCAATCGCTGCAGGCCCAAGAGCAATTCGACCAGGAGAACCAGTAATGTCCGCACTCAGCATTCAGCCCACATACCCGATCTTCAGCGAGACGGATGGGCAGCCGCTGGAAGACGGCTACATCTGGATCGGAACAGTCAACCTTGACCCGCAAGTTAATCCGATCAATGTGTATTGGGATGCAGCATTGACACAGCCAGCAGCCCAGCCGATTCGCACACTTGGTGGCTATCCTTCAAACAGCGGAACACCTGCTCGTCTTTATGTCAATGCGAGCCAGTACAGCATCAGAGTCCAAAACAAAAATGGAAGTCTGGTTTACAACTCTCCAGACGCGACTGAGCGATACAGTGCTGCGCTGATCTCTTTTGTTGGATTCAAAGGTCAATCTGGCACCGTTCAGTCTTTGGCTGGCGATGATGGATCGGATTGGATTGGCTTCGAATCTTCTGGCTCTGGCTCTGTTGCTCGATCTGCTCAAGACAAGATGCGCGACATTATCAGCGTCAAAGACTTTGGCGCCGTTGGCGATGGCGTTGTCGACGACACAGCAGCCATTCAAGACGCCATCGATGCGGTGATTGCGCAAGGCGGCGGAAAACTGACAATGCCAGCTGGCAAATATCTTGTCAGCGCGACTTTGAACATCAAAGGCACCAACTCTTTCATTCTCGAAGGTGATGGTTCTGGAGACGCACGATATGCGCTTGGGTACGAGCCAAACACCATGATCTTGACCGATGCTGCTGTCGGTATTTCGCTGGACAACATTGGAGCTGGTACAAGCCGCACCAATAACGTCGTGCTGCGTGATTTCTCGCTCAAGCAAGTCAATGAGGCAAAACTTGGCATCGGTATTGAAATTCCGACCAGTGCAAGTTTCCACGGCAATTTCCGCTTTGAGAACATTGCAGTCAATCATTTTGCGACTGGTCTTTATGCTCGGTATGTTGGCTGGCTGTATATGGACAAATCCACATTCCAGTTCAACACGAACGGCGTGGACATTGTTGGCAACATCATCAATGGAACCGACTGTCTGATCTATCAAAACGGCGCGTATGACGGCACAGCTTTCAACGACATGTCGTCTGCACTGTTGTTCACAATTCCATTCGGTTTGAAGATTTCAGCAAACGCTGCATCGTTTCAGGGTTGCGACTTCGAGAACAACGGAATTGGTGTGCTGACTTATTCAGACCCATCTCTGGTCATTCAACCTCAGATCGACTTTACATCTTGCTACTTTGAAGCGCACAGCAAACAGTCTGCTGCTTTTTTCACATCGCTTGTCACGATGACGGCTTGCTACAACAACAACAACGCATACGACAAGTTTTACTTTGAAGGCGGACAGGCAAATCTGAACAGCAGCATGAAGCTGAACGTCATCAACAGTGGCTGCAACATCCAGCAAAACGGATGCTTTGGCTACCAGCAAGACGACATCATTTATCGTGATGAGCCAGACTACACCACGGCACTCAAAGGTTCAATCATCAGTTGGTATGGCATCCCTGACCATGTGAAGGTCAATGCTGTGCCAAATGATTCTTTCCGTCGCTTGTTTGCGTCTGACAGTGGGTTCACTGCCTCAAGTGCAACGCTGACGCTCAACGCAGTGACAGACAACCCGATGGAGGGAAATGCTCTGTCGATTCTGGCAACTTCCAACGGCGGTCACGGTCGGCGCAATACGATTCAAGCCGGTTCATTGACGTCTGGTCACTGGGTCAGCATGACATTCGTCTTTCGATCTGACGAGTCTCTTGTCGGCATCAGGTTAGTTGATAACTCGACCGGCAACCCGATTCTGTCATTTGACCAGCACATCATGCTGCGAGATGAGAACGGTATCAGCACGGTTCAGTTGTGGGTCAAAGGCATTTCAGCAACTGGCATCACATCGACCTATGTTTACCCCGGTGGCGCGACAGGAAACAACGGCATTGAAATTGAGCTGCTTGCAGCATCTTACATTTCGACCAACAACAATCCGGTCTACGATCTCCCAATCGGCGCTCCAGACACGTTCTATGCAGACACAGACCCTGTTGCAGGCCAACACGCAGTTGGTGAAAAACGAATGAAATCTACGCCTACATCTGGCGATTACATTGGCAGCGTTTGTACGACTTCTGGAACACCTGGCACATGGCGTGCGTTTGGTGCGATTCTTTAATCGAAAGGAAAAAAATGGCCCTCAAAAAATCAGTTACTACGCCTCACGGATTTGCTGCAGATGGCGCGTATCACCGGGTTGAATCTGTCAAACTCGTGGCAAAAGATCGCATCGAATTTCACGTCCGCAGCTATCTCAGCCAGGACAAGCCGTTCTTTGCTGAAAGCGTGACTTCTTGCCACTATGTTCTTGAAAGTCAAAACCCGATCAAACAGGCTTACATCTACCTGAAGTCAACAGATGAATTTGCTGGCGCAGAGGACTGCTGATCATGTTGAAAACAGTTGGATTCCCCGCATCGCGCACAGGCGATCAGACTATTGTCGATGGCAACCTTGTCATCGGTACTGCTGGAAAAGGCATTGACTTTTCAGTAACTTCTGGTGGAACTGGAACAGTAACCAGTGAGCTTTTTGACGATTACGAAGTCGGCACTTTTACGCCTACTGTTGTTGGCTCTACCAGTGCTGGCACTGCCACGTATGGAGGTCAATCTGGCCGATATACAAAAATCGGAAACAGAGTGCTGTTTTCCATTGCCATAGATTATTCTGGTCACACGGGGACTGGTGACATGCGCATCAGTGGGCTGCCTTTTACGGCAGTCGGCAATGATGTGGTTACTCTTTTTGCTGCTAATTTGAGCTATACGGGCACTCACTTGCAGCCATTCATGGTTTCGACTCAAATCTGGATGAACCAAACAACCAGTGGAGGTGCCGATACTTACATCCCTATGGATGCCGCTTGCCAGTTGCAGCTTACTGGTGAATACAGAACCTCTTAATCAAAGGAAAACATCATGTCTCTTGAAAAACAAACCATAGTCGATCAGATCGAAGTCGTCGAATCTGGCGTCGTGCAAGTTCGCACAGCAACTCGAATCATTGAAGATGGCGCGGTGTTGTCCTCATCTTTACACCGTCATGTCATTGCCCCAGGTGATGACTACAGCAATGAAGATGCTCGCGTGCAGGCAATCTGCGCTGCAACGCACACGCCTGAAGTGATCGCAGCATACAAAGCAGCCATTGCTGCATAAGGAGTTTGACATGTCCACCAATTCCCAAATTGCATTCAACCCGATTGGCGAAACCGTTGTCGTGGCTGCTGCTGCTGTAGCACCTGCTGGCGTCCAGGCTCCCGTCTACGAGAAGTTCAACCCACAGAACGCTGGTCAGTATCGCTTCGTGAACGCAGGCAGCGATACCGTGTTCTTGGGCACTGGCCCAACAGCAGCAGAGGCACAGGCAAATGCCGTGGCTCCTGTGGCTGGTAATCCGTCTCCGGCCATTGTTTTGGTGCCTGGCGCAGTGGAGATCATTCGCTTCAACAAGGACACATACTTCAGCGGTCTCGCAGCTGGCGCGACCACCGTCTACGTCACGCCCGGCCAGGGCTTGTAATCGATGGAGTGTCCTGACATGGCTGAAGAGAAGGACGGCGGCATTGACCTCGTGAAGTATGGAGTTCTGTGGCAGCGCGTGCAGGACATGGATCGCAAAGTTGACAAGATGGAGCGCCAGATCGAAGAGCTGCTGGCCCTGGCCAACAAAGGCAAGGGTGGCTTGTGGTTCGGGATGGCTGTCGCTTCCGGTGTGTCTGGCTTCATTGGATTCCTGACAAGCCACTGGAAAGGTCACTGACATGGACTGGTCGGACTACCCCAACTTCACCAAGGCCGAGTTCGACTGCAAGCACACCGGCCTGAATGGCATGCTTCCTGACTTCATGGAGCGCCTTCAGGCCCTGCGCACCGAGTACGGTCGGCCCATGACCATCACCAGCGGCTACAGGCATCCCACGCACCCCGTGGAGGCCAGGAAAGGCCGATCTGATGGCGAGCACACCCGTGGCATGTGCTGCGATGTTGCGTGCACCTCTGGAAGCGACCGATTCGACCTGATCCGCCTGGCGCTCGAGCACGGATTCCACCGCATCGGCATTGCCAAGAACTTCGTGCACCTTGGCCTTGGTGGACATGGCCTGCCGTCCAACGTGATCTGGGAGTACCAATGATCCAAGCACTCGTCCCGGCTCTGGCACCGATCATCGGCCAGATCGTTGGCAGCCTGTTTCCTGACCCGACCGAAAAGGCCAAGGCTGAGGCAGAGGCCATGCGCCAGTTGCTGAGCCACCAGGCTGAGATCGAATCAGCTGCAGCCAAGATCATCAACACCGAGGCAGCCAGCACGCACTGGCTGGCGGCCAACTGGCGTCCGCTGACCATGCTGGTGTTTGTCGGCCTGATCGTGGCCAGGTGGTTTGGCTGGGCTGCTCCTGGGCTGCAAGAGGCTGAATATCTCAAGCTCTGGAGCATCGTCGAATTTGGCCTGGGCGGCTATGTTGTTGGCCGAAGTGTCGAGAAGGTCGCGCCATCCATTGCTGCGGCTTTGAAACGATAGCAGTTGTCTCCTCGCTGCTTCGGCAGCCTTGCCCGGCCTCTGTGCCGGGTCTTTTTTATGACCGACGTTTCCGACCAAGCTACCATACGCGAAGAGCAAGAGCGCGAGGCCTGTCTGACCACCGCCAGACAGCCACACCAGCGACTTGAGCCGACTGGCCTGTGCCACTACTGCGAAGAGCCTGTGGCCGCTGACAGGCGCTTCTGCGGCCCTGAGTGCCGAGATCAGTGGCAGGCTGATACCAACGCTAGGCAGAGGGCTGGAAAGCGTTAATCCACCTCTACTGTCAGCAGTCTTAGCTTCATGCGCTCCAGCAGCCAAAGCACATCGCCACCGTCGGCATAGGTGCTGGCGAAATACTCCTGGCCGTCTTTGTCGTACCCACAGATGACAAAGCCTTCCAGCTTGCCTTTGGTGTTTTCCAGCACGATGTCCGGATTGAGATCGAGCTTGGTGATGCCGTTGAATGGGATGATATTGCTCATGCTCGCTGATCCAGCAACTCAAGCGCAATCTGGCGCAGCACCACATAAGGCTCGGCTCCCTGCTCATTGGCTCCGCGCTCGTCCATCATGAGATCGAGGATTTCCTCGGAATCCGTGCGCGTGTCTTTGCGCAGCAGTGCAAGCGTGTCTTCTTCGCTTGCGTAGGGGTCTGGTTTCTTGATCATGCGTTTTTTTCCTTCAAAAGTTGCTCAATCTCGTAAGCAAACCGGCCATGTGACCAAGTTGCAGTCCAGTCGATCAGGTGTTTGAGTTTTTCGATTTCTTCCTCTGAAAGCCCAACCCATTGCCGCTGTGCTGCCTTCAGGCGATCTACTTCGTTGCTCAACCTCAGCCGATCATCGTGATAAACAAGAATCTCGGCGCGAAGGCGTCGCAGTTCTACGGAAGCATCATGGCAAAGCCGACCAACAGGATGCCAAGTCGTCCCAGCCTTCCAATCGTTGCCGTCATCTACACCAATCCGAACGTCTGCTGGAACGGCGGACAATAACTCCACCAGCGACACTTGTTTTTCAGCTTGAACATTTGTCATTGCATACCTGCCTTGATCTCGTCAGCATCGACCTTCATCATCTGCTGAAAATAAATGGAAAAACTGGCCTTGGTGTCGTTGCCAAAAGGCATGGCCTGCACACGTTTCATGGCCTCCTGCATGGCGCTGTTCCAGCCGGATATGAAGACCCACTTGGCTGCGTCGTTTGGTGACAGGCCCAAATCACCATAAAGCTGGTCGTAATGTTCGAGCGCGTCCATCAGTACGAGTCCTCAGTCATGGCTTCCTCGATCTCCTGATCGATGCGGCTGCGGTCTGCATCCGTGAGCTTGCGCTCCAGCCAGGCAGCCGGGCGGCCTCGGCGGTCGAGCACTTCCCACTCGGACTCGGTGTATCCGTAATAGTCCATGTCGCTGGGCGCGTTGTAGCTGTACGAGCCGCGCACGCTTTCGAAGTGCGTCACTCGGATGATGCAGGGGATTCCTGAGATGCGGCTTTCGATTTCCATCATGAGCTCCACCAGGCAACCAGCAGGGCGGCCAGGCCGCATCCGATGGCCAAGGCCAGCAGGTAGTCTGCTGCAGCCTCGCAGCGGCGCTCTGTCTTGGTGACAAACAAACGGCGCTTGATCTCGTCGCTGTATGGGTGTTGAGTGTGTTTCCAGTGCTTCATCGAGTTCTCCTGTGTTGATGCCATGATAGTACCACAAACACCCACGAAGCTACAAAATTATTTTGTAGGGGTTATCCCTACAAGTCGCAGATTTCCACATCATGCGGCCTGCGCTTGCCGTCCAACATGTCTTGGATGCGTTTCTCGGTCAGCCGGTGGCAGCGCACCATCGTCCTGGCTGGCAGCACGTCCAGCAGCTCGGCATAGTCGCGCAGGATCGAGCGCACGGCCACGATGCCTTCACCGTCCAGGCGCAGGCCTTGTCCGGCCTTGCTGCGCTTGCCTGCCTTGGCCAAGGCTGTGATGGCGTCCATCAGCAGGCCGTTGGCGTCCTCGCAGACCTTCATTTCAACCACCAGCGTCTCGACCAGGTTCACCGCGTCCGAAACCAGACGCCAGTCGTCCGGCTGCGGATCGTCGCCTTGCTCGAGCTGGTGCAGGCCTTCGTACATTTTGGTGAGCTGGCTCGTCCGCCAAGCCTGCGGCAAAGGCTCGGTCGGACTGGCCAACAGCTCGTCCATCATCGTGTACCGCTTCGTCCACTTGCGCTTCACACGAACTTCTCCAGCTCTGGCGCTTTGTAGTTCGGGCCTTTGCCAATCTTGCCTCCAGGCAATAGCACCGGCTTGCCGTCGACCAGCTTGGATTCGTTGCTGGCCAGCACCTCCTTGTCGGCTCCGTTCTTGTCGAAGTCTGCGAGGTAGGCGATGCCGTTGCCGGTCACCTCGGTGTCGCACAGGGCATCCAGCGCGGCCACTTCCTTGCCGGTCTTGATGAAGGCCTGGGTGGTGTTCTTCTTGAGGCTGGTGGCGATCAGGCGCAAATCATCGGCAATACACCAGAGCGATTCATTGTCCTCCACACAGTCGGTCTCGATGCACTCCAGCAGCTTGACGATTTCCTCGAAGTGCACGCCGATCTGGGCGGACAGGTGCGCAGGGTTCAGCTGCTCCTTGCCGCAGGCCTTCAGCCAGGCCGCTGTGCGGTCGAAGTTGGTCGCCTCGGCCTCACGCATCAGGCGATCGTTTCTGGCGCGTAGGAGCCGGTTCTCGTAGTCCAGCTCGGCCACCAGCATGTCCAGCTTGGCTTCGCTTTCTGTCATGTGTTTTTCTCCAAGATGCTTTTGATCTGCTCGTAAACATCGTTCCTCACGTAGTTGTCAGCTTCACGCTTGTCCCACCCTGCGTAACGCATCTCGTTTTCGCAGTGTTGAAACAACACATACATCTCACGCAAACAGTCTGCAGCTTTGCCATGCAAAGGCCACTGCATTGTTTTTTCCAACATGGCCGCAAGGCGTAGAGGCTTTGGCATCTTTCCAATGCGGAGCAGTTCTTCGGTGTCTTGTTCGGATGCGTAGGTCATGGCTTGAACTCCAAAATGCTGAATGTTTTTTCCACTCGGTCGAAAAAGACCGCCAGCGCGGGACGGCACCCGCAGCCAGCGGCCTTGCAGACGGCCAGGTGCATTTTCGATGGCTTGAGGTATGCCATCAGCATGTGCCGTTTGTCCATCAGTATCTCCAGATGGTCACATCGACCACCCAAAGGCACAGGCAGAACTGTCCTTGGTGAATGCCAAACACAAACAGCGGCCAGCGGTGCGTGAACCACTCCACATCAAACTGCCATCCGCGCTTCATGCTTTCACCTTGTCCAGCTCCAGCCGGATGTAGTGCAGCACCTGGGCGGACAGGCTGCGCGTGTTGCGTTCGGCCTCGGCCTTGAGCTTGGCCATGATCTCGTCCGGCAGGCGGACAGTCACATATTGGGTTTTGTTCTTTGTGGTCATACTTTGGCCTCCTCGAACATATCTGCAGTCGCAGGCCCACCGGCCAACTCGACCGGGATGCCACTGGTCAGCAGGCTCACCAAATCATCTTGGCCAGCCACCTCGATGTCGAAGCGCGTCTGCGCTGCGTGCCGGATGGCCTGGGCCTGGTTGCCTGCGCGAATCAGGCGGTGTTTGTTGGTCTCCACGTCGGTGACCAGGTAGATGCGTGTGCTCATGGTTGCTCCAGTAGTTTTGCGATGCGTTTATGGTGCTGTGTGTGACATGCTTGGCAAAGCCATCTCACATCCAGCGGCTTGTCATAGTCGTCGTGATGAGCGACCGACTTTGGATTGCTGCAAGACTCACACGGCTGCCGAACCAGTGCTCCATTTTTGATGGCCCTGGCCACGGCTGAGTGCGCTGCGTGCCTGCGTTTGTCCTGCTGACGCCATGCGCGTGTGACTTCAATATTGAGCTTGATGCGACTGTCTGTTTTCGCTCTGGCTCGGTCATACGCACGAATCCTGTCGAGATTTTTTTCCCGATGGTTTTTGACGTCATGCTTGCAGCACTCCTTGCATTTGTTGAGGTGGCCATCAGCCATCTTGGAGTGTTTGTAGAACTCTTCGATTGGCTTGATGGCATTGCACTTGAAACACTCTTTGAAACGAGACATGGCAGCTCCTGCGTGCGAATGGTGCTGCCCATTATAGTCCCGTTTTAATTAAAAGGGATATCATCCTCCATGTCGTCAAAGCCTGAGCCTTGCGACTGTGGTGCTGGTTGGCGTTCTTGCTGGCGCTGTGGTGCGGCCTGCCTTGGCTCTGCCTGCTCAGCACCGGCCACAAATTCCAGGTCTGCGATGCGTGCAGCCATCTTGCTGGCCTGCGTGCCATCGCCTTTTGTGTAGGTCTGGATGTGCACGTCCTCAAGGTAGGCCACGATCTGCTTGCCTTTGGTCAGGTACGGCGCGAGCGATTCCACACGCTGGCCCCACAGCGAGGCGTCGACCCACTGCGTTGGACGCTTGCCGTCGTCGCCTTTCTTTCCGTAGGTGAACGCCAGCGAGACGTTGGCCACCGCTGCCCCGCCTGGTGTGTATCGCACCTCGGCGTCTTTGCCGATGCGTGCCAGTCCGTTTGCTTTCATACCGTGCTCTCCTTGAGTTTGTAAATGCGAACGACACGAGCATGTGCCGATGCATGGGTTGCTTGACAGTATCCAATCGGCTCGAAGGCGTCACCCTTAAAAACCGCACCCCAGGTGTTGGGGTGATAGTCGGCAGGCAGCTCCACACGCTCCCTGACCTCGTTGATGGTGACTTGACCAGTGGCCTCGGCCACCTCGATAGCCACTGACCTTGCATAAGCCAGCCAGTCCTCGCGGCCCCGTGCAACCAGTGCCAGGCCAGCGTCGCGCAAGTCGCGCCCGTTCATGGCTTTTCTCCGATTGCTTTGGCAATGACTTCGTCAATCCGGCTGACTGACCATCCAATCGGTGTTCCATCTTCAACAATCATGTGCCGCGCTACTTTCAACGCCTCCAGCAAATCAGGTGCTGCAGCGATCAGGATGGCGTCTGAGTGGTTTCTGCAGTCAACAATTTCACCGACTGCTCCGTTGGTGGCATTAGAGTCAATCAACACCACATTGCTGGATACCCCTGAGTCTAGAACCCATGGCCCCGGTGTGTGCTTATTCATAAGCCCCTCCGAAGATGGATCAGCTTGTCGACCGTCTCCTGCACCTCGGCCAAGAACTTGACCACCTCGGCCTCATACTCGGCAATGAGGGCTTCGTCCCGTGGCACCCGCTTGATGAACAGCTGCATGTCGTCGGGCATGCGTGGGTCAAAGCTCACGAAGTCGCACCAGGCGCGGCCCGTGCAGGCCATTTGCCACTGCATCTGGGCCATGTATCCGCTGGGCGCTTTGTCGGCCATCAGCGTGGCAATATGCGTGCTGGTGTTCGGGCACTTGATCTCGACCAAGCCATCCTCGCCAACCAAGCCGTCAGGCGATGCCCCTGCCATCTCGATCTTGGGATGCTGGATCATGGCCACCTCGGTGACCATCTGGCCAGTCTCAGTCTCGTAGGCCATCCGTGCCATGGGCTCCGTCTCGGTGCCGTGCTGCATGGCCCCGCTTTTGAAGCTGTCGGCAGCTTGACCAGTCAGGCGCTCGGCCACCAGCTGGGCGAGGTAGTTTTTGCGGCTGGCTGCTGCTCCGCTTTGGGTCTTGGCGATGATGTCCGCCACCCGGCTGGCGGTGACCTTGCCTAGGCGCTGGGCGAACCACTCAGGTGTGCCTTGCTCAATCATGCTGCACCTCCGTCTGCGGTCTTGGCGGCCTTCTTGAGGGCTGGGCCTTGGGCTTGCCAGAACGCGGCCTTGTGCGCCGACTTGGGCAATGCCTGGAAGGCTGCGGCCAGCGCCTCACTGCCCTGCATGGCGGCGTCGCGCATGGCTGGCAGGGTCTCGGCTTCGTACTCGCCATAACCCGGCACAGGCGCTGGCGTGCGCTTGCTGGCTGCGTTGCCGTCGTCATCCTCTGGCGCGATACCGCATGCGGCCATCAGGCTGTAGCGGCGTGCGTAGGTCAGGGCGCTGCCGTAGCCCTGAGCGTCGTGTTTGACCGCAGGCACGTGCAGCTTGCCAGCCGAGAATGTTTCCCCGGATTCGTGGACAAAGACCGTCTCGACGATCACGCCTGATTCGCATTCGTGGGTTTGCTGCACCAGGGCGATGCCGTTGGCGTTCAGGCCATCCATGACAGCCTCGACGCAGGCGGCCAGGTCGGCGTAGCGGCTCTTGAAGTGTGGGTTTGAGCTGGTCTTGAGCGCAGGCCCGAATGCTCGCTGGGCCTTGACCAATGCTGCTGCGATCTCTTTCATTGCTGTGTCTCCTGTTGGGATTGAACTTCGTGCTCAAAACGATCCTGGTCGTTTTCCAGGTCTTCTTGTGGTGGTGGTGCGAAGCCGCGCAGGGCCTCTTGCATGACTGGGTGAAGGTAATCCATCGTGTTCGCCTTTCGTGGTTGGTTGTTGGTGAAACGAATCATAGCATAGTGCAAGAGGATTTTGTGCAAGTGGCAAAAAATATTTTTGCACGAATCATGCAAAATCGTGGTAAAGTTTTAGGCATGAAGAAAGACGACCAATATTTCGCACAGGTGCTGGCCTTTGCCCGTGAGAGCCTCGGCTCCTACAAGGCAGTGGCGCAGGCCTTGGGAGCCACCAGTGGCCAGGCTGTAGAGGCTTGGACG